GGGGAACCTTCTTACCTAATGGAGTAAGAAGGACCCTTAGTGGTCTTACCTTTCGGCAAGATTGACCCTACCAGTTCCCTTTCGGGGGTTGCTGGTTAGATGCCAGTTAGTCGCGAGATCCTAGATCGCCTATAATCTTATACAAACCCTTGTATAAGGCTAGTCGGTCGAGCCTAGTGACTTCTTGACCTGCCGTCCCGTGAGGAACAGCGGAAATAGATTTCTTAGGTGTGCTACAGCTAAAAATATTGAAATTTTTAAACTGATTCTTTTAAACTAATGAAATATACTAAATTTGTTAATATACTCAAGAGTTTCAAAGATGGTACACTGACGGAACCTATGGTTTCGCTAGATAATCGTTTTGAATTATCAGTGCTATTACGAGGAATTGGGTGAAGAATTATCTTCGCTTGTTTCCCACGAATAGTAAAGTTAACTCCTAGGCTTAAACAGCTCAAGATTTTTACAAAGTATTTGTATGCTATGACTAAACATCATGGCTCTACATTTACAGTAAAATATCTTAAACTTTCAGCACTAGCTTTACAACGATCAATAGCAGGCAGTCCAGCCTCTTCTTACAGAGAGTTGGACTCTGAATTGCCTCTTCCTCGTCTCTACAATGGTCTCCCTAGGTTTATACCTATCGAGGACCGTAGAGCCATTAGAAGAGGGGATGTTAATACTATACGGTGGTGGCTAACTATGTTTGCCATCTACCGTGTAATTAAAATCCCTTGTAGCGCTAAATTAGCTACAATCACTTCAGAGACTTCCGCTTCATCAGAATCACTGAAAATGGGAGCCCTTAAACTCAGATATGTAATATCTCAGTTTAAGTCTCGGTTTCCATATGACACATATTTGAAGAAAGAAGTTTGACTGTTGCCCGTTGAGAAAGCTTCTCCTCTCTCCGTCCTATCTTGAGCAGATTGATTTACTGCACCTAAGGCCATTAAAACCTATTGCCCTCAGCTATATAAAGATATGTTATCTTTTATGCCTGAAGGTATGGGTTCTTTTGGTCGTTTCAGAGCATATTTTGAAATGCTCTCGAATTCAAAGGTGGTTCCCACCACTGGTCTACCCATCACTATTGATGGTAGATTAATGATTGGGAAGCTCTCGAGAAAGATGGAGGCAGCAGGAAAACTGCGTATCTTTGCAATGGTAGATATATGGACTCAGTCCATGTTAAAACCTTTACATGATATGCTGTTTGATATCCTTAAGACTTTACCTAATGATGCAACTTTCGATCAGTC